GTGATATTAAGCGATTGATTTATAATAGATATCTATAAATTAGCTTAGATAACCTTTTGATCTAAAAGGCGCTTTTATCCCCCTCCTAAGGGGAAGGTCGTACGTTCGAATCGTATCCGGGGCGCCATAAAATCAATAACTTATAGAATTTACGAAGGTGTGCCCAGAGGTTTCGGCACAAATACGGCACACCAAAAATCAGCGGCGTGTTGCCGCACGCTAAGGCCGCTTTCTCTTATCACTTATGAACAGCGGTTATCGGACGGCAGCACCTGGGCGTCGGCCTCACCGAAAGCGCGGACTGTATCCCAATAAGGGGCCTCGTACACCAGCCGGTACGGCGCCGCGGCCGGGGCGTTGTTCGGGGTGGTCCAGTCGACCGGCTCCTGCGCAGCGTAAGTGTTGGTCGGCAAGCCGAAGATGTCCTCGACTGCCTCAATGGTAATACGCCCGTCCTGCAAGGTTCCGCCCTGGACTTTACCAACACGAAAGACCGCTTCGGAGAGCCCAAGCTTCGCCCAAGAAAAACGGAACACATCTCCAGAATGCAAATGCCATCCCTGGCGATTTACCGTTAGCCTTATTTTTGCGAGGGACGTCGATTTGACCTTAAGTTCACCGCCCAGCTAGACGCTGAAGGTGTGCTACTTTTAGGGGGCCTGATTTTAGGAAAGAAGGTCTCTCCGGGGCTTTCCTTTTGAACTTAAGGTCAGATCGCCCCCCAGTCCACGCGGGGGACCTTAAGGGGCGCCTGGCTTAAACAGTCTCTGAAGACCCACAGATCGGCTAATACAATTTCGCCGACGCCGTGCTTCTGCCTGCGGAAACGCCGGTCATCGGCCGGCGTACCGGCAAGGCCGTCGAAAGACGGCTACGGGATGCCGTGGTACAAACTAGCTGCAACGGGACCGGCGCCACCAGGATGCCGGTGGTTAGGCTGACGCTGGCCGCCACGGTCGCCAGCGAGCGGCGGACGGAAAGCGCGGCCTGTGCCGAACTGGCGGCTCTTGCCAGGCCGGCCAGACCTAGCTGCCCTACGCTAAATTCCAGAACCGTCGAGTTGCCGGCTGGCGGCGTGTAACTGCCCTGAAAATCGCAAATGACGGCGTTGCCGACCGGTGGGGTATAGCTCATACCGGCGTCAACAGATCGAAGATCACGGCGTTGAAGTCAGGCGCTTGATTCAGGTCATCAAACGCGATCACGAAATATTGGGCGCCCGGATCGAGGCCGCCGAACGAGAACTCACCGTTGACCCCGCTTTGGACGGAGCCGATCAGACCGCCAGTCTTGCGGTAATAAAGCCGTACCCAACGGCCGGACACTGGTGTGCCGGCTTGCTTAACGACGCCGCTGAGTTGGCCTGAGCCGCCCACCGGTAGATCCCAACTGCGCGAGTAAGTGCCGCCGCTTCGTTTCGTCGAGAACGCCGGGGTCTCCCACAAGCGTGAAGCGTAGGATTGAGTACGGCTAACGCCGATGGGTCCTAGATCCGCCATCAGAAGCTCCAGGTGTTGCTGATTTCAAGAAACGCTTGAGCGCTGGTGTACATGTTCACGGCTATGAACTTCTTACCTGCCAAGACCGATCCTGCCGCACCTTCAAACGTGTCCCAATTCGACAGAGGCCGGGCGTGGAGCGGATTCCACAACCCCACCGCCTCGCCCCGCAGATGCGGGCCGGTCGGCTCATGTACCCAAACCGGGGACAGATAAAGGCTGGAGTCAGGGCCACTAGGGTAGCTCATACCGCTTGAACCCATGGCGGAAGCCGTTTGGCCTTTTACATAATCGCTGTGCTTGCCGAAATTCAGAGAACTTCCAGCCTGAGTGAAGCTCCTCCCCAGGAAGTGGCCTGCGCTTGGCGATGCTATGGAGTTCACGAGATGGTGTAAGAGATTGTTCGAAGTCACCGAAGCGGAGGTACCACCGACAATCCAGGTGCCGAAAGCGTCTCCGACCTTGTAGCTCTTGATGTCACCGAAGCTGAACACCATGGAACTGGAGGCGGTGCCATCACTGTTCGGGTTGATTTGATGATAGAACAGCCGGTCGTTGCCGACGAGCAACCAGGGTCGCGCCGTCGCATCGGTGGTGCTGCTTTTGCTCCAATACAATCCGCCCGAGATCTGCGTACCAGCGGGGAACGGGTTTGTGCCGGTATCCACATCGACCATGGATTCGTAACCCACCACCCGCGCAGTGGAGGTTCCGGCGTCATCGACGCGCAGGTACATGAGGTTGCCGCCCAACTGCCGATAGACCGCTTTGTTAGTGCCCGAATAGGATTTGGTCCAGCCCAAGGGTGCTTTCTTGGAAGTCAGGACGCCGGTCGCGGGCGATACCGGGGTGCCAGACACGGTAAATTGATATGTGTCTGCCGTTACCGCTGTAATATAGAACTCGCCGTTATACTCGGCCTGATCCACCCCTTCGTTGAGAATGCAGTCCCCGATCTGGAAGCCGTGCCCAGCGCGGGTCGCGGTGGCGGTTGAGCCGCTGCGGGTGATGGAGGTCACCGATCCGGCGTTGTAGCCGTTGACCAGGATGGCGTCGAGCAGGGCGATCAGGGAGCCCGCCTGGCCCGTAAGGGCGGGGGCTCCGACATTGGTGGATTTAAACAGTTTGACGTTCGTAGTCATCAATCATCCTCTTGGTATTGTAGAGTTCCTGGGGGGAATTCCGGGGTGTCGCCGGTGAGTAACGGCTTCGCTTGGGCCAGTGCCCCCTTGATCCAGAGATTCCCCCCGGTCGGCGCGTCCCAGTATCCAAATCCCACGGCCGTTCCAATATCCGCCGTCAGGGTCGGGAAGGTCACGGTCACATTGTTCGAGGTCGTGCCGCTGGTCCCGCTCGAAGCGGTCGTCGTACCGGCGCCCTGAGTGCCGGCCCAATTGGTCAGGTTGCTGGCCACGGCGACGCGGGCATAATTGCCGCCAGTAGCCTCCACGCTGTCGTTCCCGGCGTCGCTCGGGTTGCTGAGGAACAAGCCGACGTACCAGGTAGCGGGCGGCGTGAGGGGTTGGCCGCGGAACAGCCAATCGATGATCTTGTTCTCAGCGTAATTCGTTTTCGCGCTCATAGTGCTACCCCCGCGCTCCAGCCCGCGGCCTTGTAGGCGCTCAGCTTTTCCTCGTCCTCGATGTAGGCGACCCAGCCGATGCGTGGCGTGCCGAATTGCCAAGCCGCGCCGTCGTAGATCGCAACCTGCCCATCCTTGCCGGCCCAGGCGCCTGTGCTGCCGGCGGCGCAAATGTAGGTGTCACCGGTCATCGGCGTGCCGGGTGGAGCCGTCAGGTCGCGATCCTTGATGCTCAGGTGAAAGCCGAAGCGGCCGATCAAGAGCAGGTTGGCGTCCATGTCCGCTCCCCACCCGTTGAAGCCAGTGCCCCAGGCATATTTGAGTCCGCTGCGCGGCTCGGTCGATGCCATCAGATACCTCCATAGTAAGATCCATAGTGCAGGCCGTAGCCGGCCCGGTCGAATTCGATGTTGTGCTGTTGCAGAGACACATAGCCGCTCCGTACCGCCTCCAACTCGAAGCGGACATGGGCGTTCAGCCGTCCGAGTCCGCAGTCTGCCTCCTCGACCGACCAGACGTAATTGGCCGCAGATAGATTCACGGTTCTTCGCAACGTGTTGGTCTCGTCATAGAGGCGCAAGGTGTAGGTGACGCCATACTCCGGCCCGATGTTGCCGGCGTCCTGCTTGATGAAGCCCGCCGTCTGCTGCACGCGGTCTCGGTGCGACCAGGTCAGACTCAGGGTGCCGGTCGTGGCGACCGGCCAGCGCTGGCCGTTTACTTGCACGTTGCCTGGCGGGTAGGGCCGTGCCTGGCGCCGGTTCATGATCAGGTTGTCCGCGGGGGCCGAGGCCTCCGCCAGGGTTCCCATCCCGGTGGTCGGCAGGATTTTCGCGTTGATCGTCTCGCCAACCAGCCATTCGGTCTGGTCGAAGCCGTTGAAGTCGTAGGGGAAGAACATCCGGGTCCCGGCGGCGTGGGCCGTAGGCACGGTGTCAAGAATGCCCCGATCCACGGTCACCGTCCCCGCCTCCACATTGAGTGCCGTGACCGCCACCCATTCCGTGCCGCCAATGACTGCGTAATCCCCGACCGCGACATCCTCCATATCGACGCCCCCGGTGTAGGCAATCGTGCTGCTGACCGCTGGCGCGAGGGCCTGGACGAGCGTGCAGGTCGGGCAGAAATCCCCGACGCCCTGATCCGCATAGGCATTTGAGCCGGTTCGGGTCATCAAGGTGAAATTGAGCGCATCGGAGGAAGGCCGGACCCCCGCCGCGACCAGATAACCGGCGTCAGCCGGGAGCACCTGGGCATCGGCCTCGCCAAAAGCGCGGACCAAATCCCAGTAAGGCGCTTCGTATACCAGCCGGTAAGGGGCAATGGCGGGGGCGTTGTTGGGGCTGGTCCAGCCGACCGGCTGCTGGGCGGCATAGCTGTTGGTGGGCAGACCAAAGATGTCCTCGACGGCTTCCAGCGTGATCCGTCCGTTCTGAAGGATTCCGCCCTGAACCTGACCGACCCGGAAGACCACCTCGGACAGCCCGAGCTTGGCCCAGGAAAACCGGAACACGTCCCCGGCGTGGAGGTTCCAGCCCTTGCGATTGATCGTTAAGCGGATCTTCGCCAAGGGGGTCGATCTGACCTTAAGTTCACGAAGGGCCACCCGCTGGGCGAGGGCATCGTCCCGAATACCGGGGTAGCTGATCGTCTCGCTGACCACTCCGCCCTGGATCTGGATATTCCCGAGATCCTGGACCGTGATCGACCTGTCCTTTTCGTCGGCAGTGGTGTACTGGAGAACGATCTCGTTGACCGTCTCGCCCCAGGCCGCCCGCTGGTAACTGTCGAGCGAGACGACATTCGATTCATCGAGGAGTGGCAAGCTCGTCGGGGTGTAGTCGCTCCGAATCAGCTTGAGTTCAAACAGCCCCGTGGTCTGGTTGAGCCTAAACACCGCGCCGATGTGGTTGAGCACCTGCTGGATGAAATCCTGAATCGGTCCTTGCTGGTTGAAGAGCAGGGACAGCCCGAAGCCCTCCGCGTAGAGCGTGTCCGCCACCGCTTTGAACTTAAGGTCATCCAGGGAACTCGCCGGGTAGCCCATGCCCCAGTCGGGATCGGTAACGCATTCGTAGATGATGTGCGCGGCGTTGGCGTGTCCCCCAATGTCCCGTTTGGCGTCGTCCCAGCCCTTGGCCGGCAGGCGCTTGAGCCTGAACGCCCAGTTTTTGAGGTAGGGGTTGTTGCCGATGTAGACCTTCTTCAGGACGAAGGACAGAATGCCCCTAAAGGCGGGGCAGTTCGCCCCCAGCTTGGCGGCCAGATAACTGTCCTGGGCTTGATTGGCGTCCCCGAATTTGAAGCCGACCGTACCCGAGATGCCCCCCTCCCGTTTCTCGCCCCCGAAGAGACTCTCCGCGCTGACCGTCACATCCTGGGTGCTGGTGACGGCCCCGGACCAGGCCACCCGATCCCCGACAATGATCTGCTGCACCTCGTCCACCGGGCCATAACACACCGCCATGTGCATCCCGATATAGTACTTGTAGCCAACAGTCTGCTTTTTGCTCCCGAAGCCCATTAGGTCTCCTCCATCCGATGCGCGTGCTCAACCACCTGACGCGCCATGTCGTCGCCGGTCGCGAGCAACTCTTCTTCGGGGATGCCGTCCGTGAGGAATTTCTCCCAGTCCAGCCTATGCCGGGCCGCGAAACTCCTCATGCCCCGGCTGCAATAGCCCTTAATGCCATAGAGGCTCCGGGCGTGATGAACTTTAATCATCATTTCTTGCCCCCCTTCTTCTTGATGGCCTTGGTCCCAAGGTCGCCATACCAGATGACGTTCGCCCCCTTGACCGTGACGGTTCCGAACACCACCGGGATCGGCCGCCCCTCTTCGGCGGTCGGCACGTCGAAATCGCTCAACACCGCCGGTTTCGGCTTCGGCGGCTTGGGCGCCAAGGCCATCGACAAGGCCGTGGTGGCCAGGAGGATGGCGATGTAGATCAGGTCGTCCCAGCCCATGACCAGGAGGATCAGGGGCACTTGATCGAGGAGCTGGTGGGCGAAAGCCTGTGCGTCCATCTCAGTACAAGGTCTGCAAGTTGAAGGGGTTCTTGAGCGGGATGTAGGGGCATCCGCCGTAGTTCAGGTGATTCGAAAACTTGGTATTGCAGGTGTTCAAGGTGTGGTCGCACCCCGGGTACAAGTTGACCGTATCCCCCACGGCTAAGCCGATGATCGGCGCGGCCATCACCAGGGTGACCGACGTGTGGTCGGTAATCAGCCGGTTGTCGGACACCCCAGCCGAGCTGTTCCATTCGATGAACCCTCCGGCGAAATGACCGTCGTCATAACCCCCAGCGGCATTGATCTGCACGGAGGACCCATTGAGGACGGCCACTGTGCCCGTGACTTTAAACGCCGCTTGATTGACCCGACAGGCGGGGCCGTAGAGCACATGGGGGCATTGCCGCTGGTAGTGCCGCCGGAGGGCGTTGCGGCGGATCGACGTGTACGCGGGCTCCGAGTGGAGGACCGCTTCGCCGCCGGCGAGCCATTCGCAATTGAGCACCCGCCCCATCCAGACCAGGGCGGCGTCCGTATCGCCCCGGTGCAGTCGCCAAATCTTGACCGTCACGACCGCGCCGGGCGGATAGAGCCGGAACAGCTCCGCCACCGGGTTGTCCCGCTGCACCGTGATTTCGAGGTTAGTTCGGTTCAGTTCCGAAGTTTCGTCCAGCGTCGAGCGGGTGATCGGCGTCCAGGTAAAGGTCTGGGCGTTATAGGTCCGGTCCTCATCCGCCGAGGTGAAACGCCAATAATCGACCCCCCGCTGGAATTCATACAACTCGACCGGCTGCCCGGAATAGGCCGATTCTTCGTAAACGCTATACGTCATAGTGAAGCGTCCTTACGTTATGGGCCGATTCGGCGATCTGGTCGGTGCGCCAGGCGATCTCAAGCTGGTCCTGATCGAGCCTCGCCAGCGACAGGAACGACACCAGGCGGATGTCCGAGGGCTGGATCGGCGAAGCACTCAGGGCCGTATCGAGTTGCAGGGTTTCTTCGTCGGTGGACAACACGGCGGCGTCCAGCACCCGGCGATAGTAGATCGTGCCAGTGTTGAGCTGAATCCGGAGGTCCTTCCGGCCATTTTGCTGACGGGCGAACTGGGTGTAGCCGACGTTCTGGACGGTGAGCTGGGTCGAGCCGCCCCCGATGGGCTGGGTCGCCACGAAATCCACCGTCTGGCTCGGCAACCAAAACGGGATCAGACGCCCCGCACGGGCGTACAGCCATTTCCGGTACCGATCGATCTCGGTCCGACTGTCGAGGAGCCAGCGGAACTGCTGCAACCGGTTCGGGACCGTGCCCTCGTACTCCACGAAAATCGCACCGGTCTGGTAATCAACCTCGTGGATCTTGTGGAACAGCGCGGCCTCCAAATCGCCTGCCCAGTTCGGCTTGTCTTCCAAGACCGGAAGCCCCCGGTAGGTGGGGGTCGAATCCTGGGCCGCCCAAACCGTCCCGGTGTCCTCGAACCGAATGGTCACGATCAGCTCGGCCACGTCCGCTGTCAGCCGCGCCAGCCGCTGCTGGTCGCCAATCCGACCGAGCCGCGCAGGGTAGGCATAGGTCCCCTCCGGCCAGGCGTTCTGTAAGGTGAGCTTCAGCGCGAGGGACCCCGAGGAGACCGTCAAGATTTCTTGCGCCTCGGCCAATCCTTCGTGATCGGTCAGGATGACCAGGCCCCCCGCCTCGAACTCGGTGTTCGTCGTGTCCACGGTCAAGGCGGAACCCCCGGCCGAGGCCCCGGCGAGCAGCTGGCGCCGGTCCTGCCAGATGGGCACGGCGAACAGGCGATGCTGCCACCCCCACAGCGCATTCTCCATCTCCTGCCGCTCCCGCGCCCAGGTCGTGACCTGGAATTCGTACTCGCGCCGGGGCTTGGCCCTCAGCTTGACCCGTTGCTCCGAGTTATCGTAGGCGGTGAGGACATCGGTCAGCCACTGCCAGCGCTCGATCACGTCCCGCACCCAGTTCGGGCGGGTCTTCCAGATCGTCACGCGGCTGCCGGTGACTTGGAGCCTCGGGGTTTCGGCCAGGAACGAGAAGGTATAAGCCGCATTGATCTGGGGCGCTCCGTCGTTGTTGATCTTAAGTTCATAAAACCGGGATTCCAGGGGCGCGAAGGTAGTCGGCGGGTTGAGCCCGCTGGGCGGGGTCAGGGTCAGGCCAGAGGTGCCGGTGCCGGCAATTCCCGACAACAGTTGGTCTGTGAAATGAGCATTCCAGACCTCGATTTCACGGGTCTGGCTGGACAAGAGGTTGCCGAGGTCGATGCTCGCGGGGACAATGTGGACCCGGTCGTACCAATCACGCCTAAATCCATGTCCTAGGACTCCCGCCCGACTGCGGATATTATCCTGGCTGACCGGGTAATTCTTGGTGTACGCCCCGGAAACCCTGGTACCGGTGACCGAGGCGTGCGGAAACCAGTAATCGACCGCGTACTGATTCAGCGCATCCGTCAGGTAGTACCAATCGGATGACTGGATCGGGGAGCCGGGACGGGAACCGGCGTAAGCGACCATTTACGGACCGTCGTACTTAATTGCCCAGCCCATCGTACCGGACTTGTGATAGTCCCAAAAAACGCCATCCCTCGAATCGGTGTCTTTTTGTATCCAGGGAAACACTTTCCACCGGTCCACCCCCAAGGTGATGAGGTCGCCTGGGTTGTAGTTGTCGATGCGTAAATGCCGCAGATGGCCGATCTCCCCGATCAAGCTGATTTTGTTGGACGGCCGTTTGGCCGTCAACAGATACGGCAACAGCACGGCCTGGGCATTCCAGGCATTAGGCATACGACCGATCAACCGCCCTGTCCCCTCCCCCGCAGAGATGCGAACCGTATCGGTATCAAGGGGCCGCGCCCAGATCACCCCGTCGATTTCGGCATGCATAAAGGAGCCGCCGGCGCGGGTACTTGACCCACTGGTGGAATAGACCAGGATGCCGCCAGAGGAGCTTTCGATATAACTCGATGTCGTCGTGGTCTGACCTGACAATATGGGCGTGACATTCTCGATAGCCGCTCTGACCGTCATCGAGGGGACCACCAGCGACGCTTGCCCCATCGTCGCCGAAAACCAATTTCCGCCGGTCCAGGTGCCGAATTTCGTAATGTCCCCAAAGGCCAGGTACTGGAACGAGTTGACGTTGTAATTGAGCACGCACACGAACGTGTCGGGTGACCCGTGCGCGAACAAATGATAGGTAATGGGCCATTGCGCGGTCGGAACGTACACTTGTGCCCAGTTCGGGGCGACGCCGGTCGAAAAATCGGCGCTATTCGCCCCTTCGAGCTGAATTCCCTGATCGGTATTGATCGCGATCAGCCGCACATTCGATTGGCCTTTACTCAGAATGCCGGAGGCCAGCGTCCAGCCATTGGCCGTAGCGAAGGTCTCGATGATCGATTTAAGTGCGGAGGCGTTATTCGCGGTGCCAGTTTGGTACGCCATGGTCTTACGCCAGCTTCATAGCAAAATAGTCGATGTGGGAGGTGCGCCAGACATCCTGCACCACGAGATAGGTGTCACCGCCTACGGTGATCGTGTTTTCGACCGCATTGTTGAAGCCGGACACGTAATAGATCCCGTCCAATTCCCCGTAAATGTTGGGGGTTGAGTCGTTCAGGATAACGGGCAGAAGCGGGTAGTGATCGCCCGGAGACTCCCGCATCTGATACGTATTGCCGGCCAACGTGGTGTTGTTCCACGGCCAGGCGTCCGGCTGTTTCCACACCCCGTCCACGAACCGCATTTGCAGGTTGGCCCGCGTACCCTTGCACGGCATCGAGTGGGTCGTCTCCGAAAACCGGGTCGCGGAAGCCGAGGTCAGCATCCCGGCTGCAATCACCGGGTACGGATATTGGGAGGGCGTCGCATACGGCAGGAACTTGCCAAGGTAAAAGCTCTCGTACACGGGGGTTCCGACCTTGGCCGCCAGGGCGATGCGCTGGCTATTCGCAATCAGCCAATAGGTGATGGACTGGTTGTGCAGGGGGACCCCCAGCATTCCCGAGGCACCGGGCTGGGCTTCGAAGGTGTTGCTCGACACATAGCCGGTGAACGCCGCCACCTTGCAGTTGTAATAGTCCGCATTGGCGTCGTGGTACAGCTTGATGCCGACGTAGATCTCCTCGGTGCCGGAGAGACCGGGCCCGCGCAGGATCAATTCATGGTCGCCCGTGGTGACATAGCGCTCGGCCACCCAGGCCTGGCCCGCACCCATGAACACGGCGCTGGTGACTTGGGTTTTGATCCGCTCAAGGAGGTTCTGATGCGCCAGCGCGTAGGAGCCGCTGGCGTCGGTGACGGTGCCGGTTTCGTACGCCATTACTTGATTATCTGCCGGATCGCGCCGGCGTTGCGCTGGATGTGGTTGACGATCACCCGTTCCCCTGCGGGGCTCGACAGGTAGTCGTGCACCAGGTTCGGATCGACGGTGTTGATGATGCGGATCGAGCCGGTCGGGGCGTGGCCCGCGGAGGCCTCCGCCATCCGGTCCACGAGGCCGCCGTTGGCATAGCCGAAACTCGGGACGCTCGGCCCCTTGGTGAGGTGATGGAGCGCCTCGAGGAAGCCGACGCCGAACCGGTTGACCGAGGGCGCCGAAAAGACGTATTCGCCCGCGTGCACCACCCCGGCCGGCTGGCGGCGTCCCCCGGGGCCGGTCCAGCCGCCTTCGTCGAAACCGAACGCCATCAGGAGGTTGGAGAAGAACCCCGCGATCCCGCCGCCGCCCTTCGAGAAGTCGCCGAAACCGCTCAACAGTCCGCCGGCGGACGACGCCGCGCCGCCCGACTGGTTCCCGAAAAGCGCCCCGAGAAGATCCTGTGACAGCGCCTCGGCCGCCATGCGGCGCAGCGTGTCCGAGAAGCTTTTCGCCATGCCGGACAGATCATCCTGAAAGGGATCGAACAGAAGGTCGGCAAAGGCATCCTGCATGTTTTCGGCCGAGCGCTGGGCGAACTGGGTCATCTGATCGGTCTTGGTCTTGACGTCCAGCACCGCTTCGTCGCGGATCACCTGCCGCACCAGGTCGACGCCCTCCTGGTTACCCGAGGCCTGGAGCTGGGCGATAAACTCCCGGTATTGGTTTTCCATCACCTTGAGGCGCTGCTGGAACAGCAGTTGGCTTTCCGGTGGCAGCACGATGTTGCCGAGGTCGATGCCGTCAGTCTTGGCCTGATCCTGGATTTCTAGCAGCCGGAGCCGGAACTGGTCGAGCTGGTCGGCAAGTTCCCGGTCCTTGCCGGCGATGTCCGCCTGGAATTCCTGCACGATGTCGGACTTCCGCGCTTCGAGCCGGCCGATCTCGCTCGCGAGCCGTTCGATGTCGCCCTGGATCCGAGCCTGGTCGATGGCCGCGCGGCCCTGGTCCGCGGGCAGATTGGCAAGCGACTGGTTGGCTAGTTCGATTTCCTGGCGCTTAGCCTCGATCTGGGCGTCGAGATCCGCCCGGCGGAGTTCGGCGAGCCGGCCGTAATAGGTGCGGTACCCAATCACGTTGCGGTCGAACTGGCGCTTCAAGGCGGCTTCGCCCCGGTCGAACCCGGCTTGCTGGTCGGCCAGCTCGGTGCCGATGGCGGCTCGCCTCAAGTCGAGGAGGGCCTGGGTGGCCTGGCGGGCGTCGTCAACTACCGATGACTTCGGGGCTTTCGGCTTTTTCGGGCGCTCGGGAGGCACGAACGTCAGCCGTTTTTCGAACGCCGCCCGCTTGGCCGGGTCCACGCCTTCGGTCGGTGATTGCGGCGTATTGGCGGCCTGCTGCTCGAACATCTTGCGTTCGTGCAGCAGCAATAAATAATTCCGGCGCAGGGCGTCGAAATCGCCCGAGCCGATATTCTGGATGGCCTGAACCAGGAACGCCGTTCCCCGCCCCGCGTCCTGCACGAAGGTGATGAACGGCCTCAGGAAGTTGTCGATGACGAAGGTGCCGGATCGCGCGAGGTCGCTCAATACCGGGATCAAGGCTTGCCCCAGCTGCGCCTGGAAGGCGAAAAGCTCTTGATTCAGGCGCGCCTGCTCGCCTTGCCAGCCGGCGGCGGCTTTCGCGGCGTTGCCGAGCTGCGCTTCGGTCTCTAGGAGGATACCGTTGTACTCGGCCTGGATCTTCTCGGCGACGGTCAGATCGTCGACACTTTTGCCGATCTGCGCCGCGTACTCCTTCCAGAGGACCGACACGTTCTTGGTCACGCCGGCGTTGTCGACCAGAATCGAGTTTTCGTTCTTGAGACCCTCGGTCGCGGTCACCACCGCTTCGCCGAGTTCGAGATGAGCCGCCCGGTTGAAGGCCGCCGCATCCTTGAGCCGCTGGATGGTCGTGACGGCCTGATCGATGTCGTAGCCGCGGCTCAACAGATTCTGCAGTGACTTGGAGGCCTCGGCGACGGTGATCAGGCCATCGGCCGCCAGTTTTTCGGCTTCCTGAAAGGCGCGGCCGATGCCGATCCCCGCGAAGTTGGCGACGGCTTCGAGGCCCTTGAAGGAATTCTCGGCCTGCTTTGCCGCGCCGACCGTGGATGTTACGAACCGCTCGATCGAGATCCCGGCGATGGCGCCGCGGATCAAGTCAAAGCTGGCCGCCGTGAACCGCGACGAGCGCGCGATGCTGTCGAGATCCGCCGCCGACTTCCGCCCCTGCCGGCCGAGCCGGTCCAGCCGCTCGGTGGTCTGGTCGAGCGCCCGCAGCGCGTCGGTGATTTCGCCGCGGATCTTGAGAAGGATCGCTTGTTCGTTAGCGGCCATTCGATTGCCCTTCCGGGGCTTTGGTGCCATCGATAATGGTTTCCAGCGTCTCGGCGTAGTCGCGGCACAGCCGCCCGCGGTCGTAAACGCGCCGGAACACGTCCGGCTGCAGGCACATCAGCTCGTCCGCCGTGACGCGCGGCAGCACCGGCCGTTCCGGGCGGCTCAAGGGCGCGACGACGTAACGCGTTTCGATCCGCGGCGCGCAGCCGCTACCAATCGTTATCAAGCTGGCTGCGATCGCCAGTCTTAATCGCCTCTTCATCGGTTTTTTGCCGTTCCCGCTGCTGCTCTTCGATTCTCTCCACAGCCCGCTCGATGGTGGTTTTGCTCTCGACTACCGCCTCGGCGGACTCGGCGCGGTCCTCCTGGCGCTTGATGTTCGCCTCGGCCTGTTTCGCCCGCGCCTTGAATACCTGCAGCGCGACGATCAGCCCGAGGATGACGATGACGACACTGGCCCAGGCATGGAGCATCATCGGACCTTTCTCCAGCCGATCGCGTGCGTCGCCTTGATCCGTCCCCACAGGCTAACCGCGCCGCCGGCGATGGTGAGCGCGCTGGTAATCGCGTGCGAACACTCGCCGGTAATGAGATCGGTCGCTTGCTCTACGTGGACGGTGTCGATGTCGATTCCGGCGAGCCCCATGAGCCCTACCAGCAGGCCGATCAACGAGCCGACCACGCCCTTGCTTCGATACCATGCCTTCATCGCGCTGCCTCCATAATGAGTTCGTTTTCACTCCCGGCGGAGCCCGTCCAGGTACTTGCCGAGCTGCTTGTTGGCCAGGGCCTGGACGATCCCCTCCACGAAATCCGCCTGTTTCCGGCGGTCCTTCCGCTGCGCCTCGCGGTAATAGAGGAGCAATTGCCGGTGGGTGTAATGGGGCAATTTCTCCGCGTCGTGGCCGTGGGCGATCAGCTCGGCGAAGAGCCGTCCGAGGCCAATGGGCTTGGCCGGTACAGCTTGTCCGCCGCCGCGAGGAACGCGCGGTGCTGCACCAGCCTGGAGACGAAAAAACCGGTGTTCGCCAGCCAGAACGCCATGAGCACCGCCTGCCCCTCCGAGTCGGACAGCCCTTCGACCCATTCCGCCGGCCTGCCTGTGGCCAGCGAGATCAGCCGCACCGTGGCCTCGCGGTGGCCGCCGAGGACGGCGGATAGCGCGGCGAGATCGGGCTCCAGCGCGCCGTCCCGGAACAGGTCGTAGAGGTCGGCGATCAGTGGCTGGATGAGCGGCGCCGCTTCGAGCCCCTGCAGGAAGGTCAGCTCGCGCACCTCGACCGCTTCGCCCCGGACGGTGACGGCGCGGTCCGGGAACAGCACCTCGGTTTCGTTTTGGAGTACGTCAGCCATGGCTAGATCGTCTGTGTGACCTTGTAGTATTTCGAGCCGCTCGACTGCAGCGCGTCGAAGAGCACGCTGCCTTCCAGCACGAAGCTGCTCAGGTTGTCGCCCTCCTGGATCAGGCCGAACTCCTTGCCGGGATCGACCTGGAACCGGAACGCCTCGACCACGACCGGGATGTTCTCCTCGGCCGTGTTCAGCCCCTCGAAGCGGAGATACCGTTCCGGCGCGCCCGTGGTCATGGCGTCGATCCGGTTTTGCGCGGCGTAGCTGTAATCGGCGGTCAGCGCGATGCCGTCGAACGCCGACAAGGGCGTGCCGAGGGTGATGGTCTTGCCGGTGGTGTCGAGATCGATCACGACCTGCGCCGGGGTGGCCGACAGGATCTTGTGCGCCTTGCCGTTGATCAGCGCGGCATCGGCTCCGGTGAAGCCGGTGAAGGCGACGTGCTCGCCCGCGTTGGCGGTGTTCGCCACGGTGACAGTGGTGGTCGCACCGACGGTGATGGCTGTCGGGGCGGTGCCGCCGGTGGTGAGCTTGTCGATGGCGGCGACGGAACCGTCGTTGAACTGGATCGAGCCTGCTTCGGCGTTGAGCTTGTAGTCGTAGGGCGTCGCGTCGTCCACGTACGCGGTCAAGGCGGTCGCGCCTCGCTTGACCGCCACCGCCGATACCTTGATGTTGGCGAACGGCATGATCTTGCCGTTGTAGAGCTTCAGCGCTTCGCCCGTCACGCTGCCCGCCTTCTTGGCGGTAACGTCCGCCCTGAGCGCCAGCTTGATGACGTCGGCGGCGTGGTTGTCCAGCGTCATGGACAAGGTGACGGTTTTCTCGGTTTCGATGCGCTTGTCGACGGAGTTTTGCCCGGACTGGGACTCTTTTTTCTCGATCACCGAGACCTCGTGGGTCAGGCCGAGGGCGGAGCAGTTGCCCTGGGCGATGAAGCCCTTCGGCCGGCCGGCGGCGTCCCGCTCGGCGACCATCACGACGCCATTGCCGCGGAAATACTTGGTGCTTCTGTCGAAGGTAGTCATGGTGTCCTCTCAGGGTTTGGTTTTGTCGGCCTTGCCGTCGACCTTCTCTTCGATGCGGTCGAGCTTTCGGAAGATGGCGTCCGCCACCCGGTTGAATTCGTCCTTGGCCACGTACTGGCCGGCGACGATGGTTTCGATGGAATGGACCTTCTCGGCGAGCTGGGCGTCCTTTTCCTGGAGCTGGCGCATCGATTCCCACAGCACCCGCATTAAGAATCCACCCAACGCGGCCACCAGGGCGCACGCGACGTTGAAGACCGTTTGCAGATCCAGGCCCATCAGTTCCCCTTGATGACGAATTCGGTTTCGAACACGACCGTGAACTCGGCGCGCCCCGGCAGGAAATGCGGGTCCGGCTGGTCCTCGGCGTACACCAGCCGGCCCAGCTCCGGCAATGGCTGCCAGCCCGCCAGCGCGGCGACCACGCCCAGCACGAACGGCCCGGCCGCCGCCTCGGTGGTTTCGAGCGCCTGGGGGTCCAGGACGTGGGGCACGCAGACGACGATGTCCCAAGTCTGGCGAATCTCGATGGCCTGGCCGCGGCCGGCGGCGGATTTCCTGGGCGATGCGCCCGGCATGACGAAGGCGCCCGCCGGCTGGATGAATTTCGAAACGTCGGTGGCGCCGGCGAGAAACGACCCCGACGCCACGGTGTGAAACGCGGGAACCTGCGCCTTGAGGCGCGCCACGATCAGGGGCCCTGCGGCGTAGAAATTAGCGAGTGCCACGGACGTTCACCTCGTAGTTGAGCTCCTGGAGGAAGAGCACCGGCAAGCGGCTCTCGGTCTTCCGCAGGGCCGCATCCGCCGCGGCCCGGGCCAGCGGCAGCGGCTCCCTGACTTCCTCGATCGGCAGCCGGCTTTTGCCCTTTCTGCGGAATACGCCGACATGCCCGGACCTCATGCGGGCCACGAACGCCTTGTCGTACCGCCGCCGCCCTACCCTTGCGCCCGACCTGGTTTGCCTCGGCGTTCCGAGATGCGAGGCCGCGATGGGCAGGGTTCCGACCCACACCTGACCGCGATTCGGTTTCAGGGCGATCCGCTTGCGCTGACGCAGGACTTTCTGCGGAATGCCGTGGGCCTTCGCCAGCTCCCGCCGCACTTCGGCGGCCAGGAACCGGGTCGCCTTGCGGACGGCCCGCTTTTCCGCCCGGTCGACCTGCTTCGGCAGGGCGCGGAACTCCGCGAGCACCGCGTCCAGACCCTCCAGCGCCACGTCCAGCTTGATCACGGGTACGCCCTCAACAGGCACCGGGTCATGCCGCCGTCATCCGGTTCGATGACCACGATGGTGTACTCGGTCGCGCCGTCTATAACGATGTCCCGCTCGGCCGCGCCCAAGGGGGCGAAGTCGGCGGTGATGAATTCCACGGTGGGACTGAGGTTCCTGACGTCCAGGTCGCCGACGGACTCGTCCCGGTACGGCGCGTGGAAAATGCCGTCCAGCGCGGTCTCGGCGGCGCCGACGCGGACCACGAACGGGCGGCCGAAATTCCGGGTGGCGGCCCGGTTCAGACGGTTCAGAGCGGCGTCAAAGCGGCCCATGCCAAAAGCCCCGTAAGTCCGATCAGGTCCGTCTCGCGCGGAAGAGCGAGCCGGGGCGGGTGCAGATGTGCAGCGGATAGCTGTAGACCTCGGGGCGCGCCCACATCTGCCGGTCCTTGTCCAGGACGATCATGGAATACAGCGGCAGGCCCTTGGTGTTCACGAACGGCAGCGATTCGGACGGCGCATAGGCCACTTCGAACAGCCCCGGAACGTTGACCGGCACAAACTTGGCCTTGTCGGCGGGAACCGCCACGGTGGAGTTGTCGTCCGAGCCCCGGTAGTTTCGCCACACGATGCCGCCGAAGTCCATCTGCCGCCAGGCCGTGCGCTCGCGCAGCCCGACGGCGGCCGGCCAGTTCTTCTGCCAGTCGCGGACCTCCGGGTGGGCGTTCAGATCGTCCCAAAAGGCATCGCCGCACAGCGCCATCAAGTAACTGCTCCCTTCCAGCCACAGCCCGCCCAGCTCGCGCTGCGCCTTGCGGGTGACGTCGTCGCACCGCTTGCGCAACGCGCCTTCGGCGGGATTGGCGTTGTCCAGGTCGAAATCGATCTCGGCCGGCTGCGAGACTCCCAGAACCGAATACCAGTCCACGATGGTCGAGCCGTCGGCGTCGGTGACGATGCCCTGGACCGCGCCGAGGCGCATGTTCTCCCAGGTGTACTCGACCTGGGCGATCAGCCCGGTCGGGCCGTTGAGCGCGTCGGCGACCACCTCCATGACCGACTCCAGCTCGGTCTCGGAACCGAAAGCCCGCACGTTCTGGACCTCCGACGCCTGAATGGTGTACCCCTTGGCGATCCGGACGGTCTCCCGGTAGTAGATGTTGCGCTTGTCGCGCTTGCCCTCTTCCAGCGGCGCGCCACGCGGCGAAGTCTGGATCAGGTTGAGGGTGCCGTCCTTCAGCTCGATCGCCGCCGCCGTGGTGCGGATCGGCTTCGGCGCGAACAGGTTCAGAGAGCCCAGGAATCCGGGCTTGTACGGCGTCTTGTTGACGGCGGCGGTCATCTCCACCATCGAAAACGCCTTGGCGTTGAAAATATCTAAACCGGCCATGGAATGATCCTCGTAAGGTTAACGGTTCGGGAGCGCTCAGCGGGTGACGATGCCGAGCGCCTTGAGCCGCTCGATCGCCACGTTCTTCTGCGCGGCGGTCACGGCCGCGCCCCAGACGAGATCGTCGAGACTGACCTCGGCGTTGCGGGCGATGATGACCCCCGCCGTATCGGCGGCGCTGGCGTCCACCGGGTAATAGAGGATGCCCGCCGGGTCCTCGGAGCCGTCCACGGCCGCCGGGTTCCAGGCCTTGGCCTTCTTGGAGCCGTTGGCGACGACGACGTGGAAGTAGTCACCCACCGCGAAGTCGGTGGCGCCGTCTGCGATCGTGAAGCTGATCTGCTTGTTGGCGTAGGCGGTTCCGACCGCGGCGTCGGGCAGGCGGTCGCCGTTCGGGGCATAGACCGCGAACGTGCCCCCGTTGGCGGCCGCCGCGATGCATTCCAGCCGATAGGTGCCGAGCTGCGTTTCCGGCCCCATGGCGATCGAACCGATGGTTCCGTTGCCGGTGCCGACCACCGTGGGCGTTCCGCCGGCGGTGACCGCGATGGTGAACGTGTCGTCCACCGCGAAATCGGTGCCGCCGTCGGTGATGGCGAAGTCGATGTGGTCCGAGGTGTAGTTGGTCGCCGCGCCCGCGCCTACCGTCAGGGTGAGATCGGGCAAGGTCGTGCCGTCCGGCGCGGTCACGCTGAACACCCCGCCGTTGGCGACGGCGGTCTTGCACTTCACGACGTAGTTGCCGGTCTGGACGGACGGGCCGGGGCGGACCTTGGTCATCGTACCGTTGCCGGTACCGACGACCGAAGGGTTCGGCGCGGCCGCCAGGGCGCGGAGGATCCTGCCGATGACGGCGCCGGTGTCGAGGTTCTCCCCCGAGAGAACGGTGACGACCTCGCGGGACTGGCTGATCGGCGCTTCGGAAATCAGGAATTCGCCGGGGTGTTTCCCTTCGGCAAACGACGTGGTGGTCATGGATTCGGCTCCAATAGTGAGGTTCTATGAATGGCGCTCAGACGTGGCCCAAAACGCGGCCCCAGGCGGACTGGATCTTGTCGTGATCCGTCGCCTCTTCCTTCGGGTCCGGGCCGACGCCCGGATTGCCGAGGGCGTTCATGTGCGCCGCGAACGGATTCTGTCCGCCGGCCTCGGCTTTCGGCGAAGTCGCCAGCACCTTGCCGGCCTGCTCCACGCTCAAGCCGGCTTCGACCAGAGCGATGGCCTGCGGCATCCGCCCCTCGGCCTCGGCATGGGTGAGGATGCCAAGAATGCGGGTGCGTTCGCTCTCGGCGCCCTCCGCGCGCCCCTTTTCGAGCCCGGCGGCATGTCCGTCGGCGTGGGCTTGGTCGAGATCGGATTGCGTGAACACGGCATCCGTGGTTTGTTGAGTGTTCATGGATGTACTCCTTCGTGAGTTAGCGGATGCCCGCTTGGAAACGAATTGCTGCAATTCGGCGATGACTTGATCCGGCGTGGCGATCCCGGACGCGAGACCGGCTTTTACGGCCTCTACGCCGCGATAGACCCGCGCTTGCGTGCCAATAATGTCGTCTTGGCTCAGCCCCGTATTCGCCGAGACGGTCTCGACGAAAAGCCGGTAAAGCTCGTCGATTTCGGTCTGGAACCGCTCCCGCACGCCCTCGGGCAAGGGGGCATAAGGGTTGCCGTCGATCTTGTGATCGCCGGCGAAAATGTGGGTGACTCGGATGCCCTCATTGGCGAGCGCCTGCGAAAAATCGACATGCCGCATGACGACGCCGATCGAGCCGGCGTAGCCGGTCTGGGTGACCGCCGGCGTGCCGGCGGCGGAGGCGATGAGATAACCGGCCGAGGCCGCGAGATCGCCGGCCACCGCGCGGACCGGGATGTCGCCCCGCATGTCCCGGATCATCTGCGCGAGATCGAACGCGCCCGCCACTTCGCCGCCGGGGGTATCCAGGTTGAGGACGATGCCCTTGACTGCGCCGTCGTTCGCGGCGGCGTCGAGCTGGCGGGCGATGGTCTGGTAGCCGAGGATGTAGCTGGAATCGGCCTGGAGCCCGCCGCGATGGGCCAAGACGCCGAAGATGTCGAGCACGGCGATGTCGCCGACCATGCGGTACATCCCGTTTTCGGATCGTTTGCCGCTCTGCGAGGTAAAGACGCTCGGCTCTGGGGCTTGATAGTGGGCGATGCCGAGCCGGTGGGCGAGCCCTGCGATGATGGCGTCGAGCTTGGCCGGGTGGACCAGCAGCGGCGTGTTGAAGAGCCGTTCGGCGATCAGGGGATTGCGGATCATGGGTCAGCCTTTTACCAACTCCGCAACCGCCCTGATGATGTCGGCCAGATTCATGAGCAGCGCTACCGCGAGCACGAGCCGGAAAAACTTTCGTTGCAGCGCGGGATGTTCCGCCAATACCTCAAACATCTTGAAAGCCCATCGGTTTACGTTAAACTGCACTCAAGTCGGCTCCTTACTCTCGATAAGGGGTTGAACCAGAAACCCTTGCCGGATGGCCGTCCGACAGGGGTTTTGTCTTTCTCCCGTCCAAAATCACGCGGCCTCCTGCGGCTGGTCGGTCGGCGCCGTAAATCCCCGGCCCGCCGCGCCGTTCGGATCGGGCAGCCCGAGTTCTTTGCGGCGCGCCCGTTCGACGGCCTGCTGCTCCAGCACTTCCTCCCAGTCGAGCCCCTGCTCGGCGCATTCCGCTTCGAGCGTCGAGAGGCCGGCTTCCATCCGGATCTGCGCGGCCTGGCTTTCCTTGACCGGGTCCACCCATCCGCGCCCCGCGAAGATCCAGCGGCAGCGGCGGTAGGCGTAGCGGTTTTGGTAGTAATCGGGGGCGTCGACGCGGCCGAGGTTGATCGCCTCTTCCAGCCACAGGTCGTAGATCGGGTCGAGGTAAAGGTCCTTGAAGTGGCGGCGGTATGCCTGGAAGTAGCGCCAGGCTTCCAGCAGCGCGGCGCGGGCGCTGGAGTAGTTGGTCCTGCTGAAATCCTTCAGCAGCAGCTCGTAGGGGATGTTCAGCCCCGCCGCGAGATAGCGGCAGATGTGGGCGATGAAGTCGCCGAACGCGACGTTGGGCCGGGATGGGTTGAACCCGGACAGCTTGGTGCCGATCGGCAGGTTCAGGAACAGGCCGGATTCCAGCTTCTTCCGGTGGAACCGCTCGGACACGGTTTTCCAATAGCTCCCGGCGGTCTGGTCGTCGATGCCGAACAGGTCGGCCACCTGTTCCTGCGGCAAGTCCGATTCGAGGAAGGCCGCGATCAATGCATTGGCGGCCGCGGCGTGCAGCTCGTGGCCGACGTATTCCGACGATACGCGGAACTCCCGGAGCACCTTGGTGAAGATCGGCGCGCCGCGGTTCTGGCCGTCGCGCTCCTTGTCGTGGAGATGGACCACCCGGCGCCGGCCCCAGGGCGTGAACGCCGGGACGCGCACCCACTGGTCGAGGCCGGCCAGGACGAAACCGTAGTCGCCCGGATGGGTCTTGCGGATCCAGTAGGCGACGGGCTCGCCTTCCGGATCGATTTCGACACCGCCGCGCACCAGCGGATCGGCGCTCTTGCCGGGCGGGGTGGATAGGCGGTCCGATTCGACGCCCTGGAGGCGCGTCGCCCAGCGGCCGCCGGCGCGCGGCTTCCAGATCGGCAGGGTGACGTGGTCGCCGTTCATGAGCGCTGCGCCGAGCGCGAGCCTGGCCTTGCCCCAGAACGTCATCGTATTGGCGGCATCGCACTCGGTGGTCTCGGCCCAGGTGCGGAATTCCGCCTCGGTGTTCAAGGCCCATTCCCGCGCCCATTCCTTAGGTTTGCCCAGCAGCTTGTAATCCGGCGTCGCCATCAGCCGGAGCTGGTGGCCGATAATGTTGTCCTTCGCGGTCTGGAGATAGCCGCCGGCGAGGCCCGAGTTCCGGGCCAGGTCGCGCGAGCGCGGCATCAGGAGATCGAGTTCCGGTAGGAGGTCCGCGTCGGCGGAACCGGGCGAGGGAATCCAGTCGGCGAGCCTAGCGTCGGAGCGGGAGGCGGCGGCATGGGCGCTGTCGGCCATTTCGGGCGACGGCCCCACCACTTTGTTGACCAGCGACAGCAGCCGGCTCACAGTACCACCTGGAAGGGTTTTCGCGCCGGTTTGCCCAACGCGGCGGCGGTCTCGGCCGCGGCTTTGGCTTCCCACTCGCGCCGGCCGGCCTGCACCCATTGCAGATCCTCATGGGTCAACTGGCGCTCGCCGAAGCGCACCGTCTTCCCCTCCAGGATGGCGGCTTCGGCGTCCAGGTATTTCTGCAGCATTTCGGCGGCGGTCGTCATGGTCCATGATGCTACGGACCGCGCTGTCCCATTTCAGCGGCAAATGGGACGATTTTTGGGATTTTTGGGACGATTTTTAGGGAGCGGGAATGGATCCACGCACGGCGGGTAGGCGGCAGGCGGATTTTAAAAATACGCCGAAGAGAAATTACAGCGCGTAGAGCGCAATAGCGTGCGCGCGTATTACGCCATTCCGAGGCCGCTCCGTACGGGGGGATCCGAGAATACTTTATTCCACCTTACGGCACTCAACCTGTCCGGGACCAAAGATTCGCGTGTTTGACAACTCACCAGCCCAGCGATATCGTCGCCTTTAAGGAAAACAGGACGTTTCAAGTTTCTATTCGCCTCTACCGAAAGGGCACCGTGGCGATACTCCGGCCAGCCGACATCGTATGTCTGGGGGCGATAGCTGTTCTAAGTCTCGCGGGCTTCCGCACTCCCAAGGAAGGGAAAACCATGAAAATACTGTCTCCGACTGGCACGATGGCGCTCATCCTCCTTTGCGCAACCGTTATGAGTGCCGTAGTAACTCCCGCCAGAGCGCAACCACTGGCAGGTAAGGATACATGTGGCGCCGATGTGAATACCCCTCCGTCCACCATCGACCTTGCAACTCAAGGTCACCGAATACGTAATGCCATCCTTTGCCTTATTAATGCCGAACGCACCAGCCGCGGGCTGGCGGCGTTGTCCGCGAACGCAAAATTGGCGAGCGCCGCCGATGGACACGTGCAACGGGCTGTGACCCTGAAATGGTGGGGTGAGAGCGATCCGCACATCGACCCGCAGGTTGACGTCGTACCGGGGACCAATCCTCCAATTCCACTGGGACGCAACGAAGCGATTGCGGCACGCATAAACCGCGCGGGATACTGCCCGGAAGGCGCTACCTTCGTGAGTGAGATCGCCAAAGATGGCGCGGGCACCAACGTGACCGAATGTCCGCCTGGCGCCTGCTCGACGCCATTCTTTGCCGTCCACTGGTGGATGAATATAAGCACGGCCGGTCACAGGGAGGCAATTCTAAATCCGGCGATCAAGGAGATTGGCGTCGGCGTCCGTGGGGACGTGGCGAATAAGGATCCGGCGCAGAACGCGCAGAGTGAAAAGGGGGCCTACGTCGTGAATTTCGGCGCGTGTCCCTACATAGTGCAGCCTCCACCTCCACCCCCGCCTGACGGGCAAACGAGAGTTGAAGTTACCTTTACAAAAATGCACGTCAATGACTGCCCGGAAGCTGGCATATGCGATTGGAAACTTACCTGTCGGCTTGGTAACCAGCAGGAAACAGAATTCTTTACCATGGTGGAGATCAATACCGGTAAAGATAGAGACATTAATCACAAGCTAACTCAGGACGGAGTTCTGCCGGTTTCTGTTACATGTACAGTTAAGGAGCGCGATGGTCCATTCTTTTTCTTCGATGACCCCGTATGGGAACACGTCGGCACTAGCACTGCTTCTATTCAGGTATCTGGAAAACATGACATTCGGATAAATCAAAATAGCGATGAAGGCGATGTCACGGTGCATTTGGATGTAAAACAGCTCGGCTCGACAGCGGGTGGCTTAACACAGCAACCCTCCCCGCCACCAGCTCCAATAGGCTGTCATATCCCAGAGGGTAGCACCGCGACCTGCAGCTATATGAGCATTGTATGCAATGCCCCATTGCCCGTCGCCGATGAGTTTGTTATCGCCGCCGGTAGCGGTTTTATAACAGAGGTGTTTCGAGTCGTCTCCGACATTGGTCTCATCAATGCCGAGTATTGGGGCGAAGGAGATGCTGTGCTGGCGGTATGCGCGAAAAACAGCGGCGGGATGAGTTGCGGTGCGGGTTTCTTTGCCACGCTGGGGCCTATGTCCTGTCCCTATTCGCCACCAACCCCAACCTGTCCGCACGGAGAGTTTATATGCCCGACCCGAGGCGGGGCATGCAGCCATATCACCGACTGCCCCCACCTGTTATAACATTCACAGGGGGTACACATGAAGTGTTTTTTTGACTAAGCCCAAGCCCGCGTAGAGCGCAATAGCGTACCCGCGTATTGCGCCATTCCGGGCCGCTCCATGCGGTGGAATGCGATCGCAACTCTCTTTTTCGTGAGATGCTTCCTTATGCGCTTACGGCATGTTTCTGCAGAATATCGTGAATCTTCGCCGGCTCGAATGCGACATCCCACGCCCACACACCAAAACCACCTTTGGCATTGACCGCTCGAACCCAGGCATCGAGTGCCGATCGCTTGGCCCGGTTCTGCTCCGAATCCTCACCTTTGATCTCCAGCACCAGGGTCGTACCGTTCGTCAGCCGAATCAAGAAATCGGGAATGAACCGCCGCTTGCTGCCATTCCAGAGGTAATACACCTGAAACCCCAGGTGGTCGTTCTTGGCGTACGCCATGACCAATTCGCTGTCCTCCAGCCCGCGTAGGGCGCATTAGCGTCAGCGTATTGCGCCGAATGGAACATCCCCGCGGGGCGGAATAGCGTACTCGCGTATTCCGCCCCGCGGCCCTGCTCATCGAAGAGCCTCTTCATTCAGGAGGTGGAGCACTCGCGAGACCGATGCGATATAGGCAAAGGGTTCCGTATGCGCCGAGCCCGACATTTTCGTCAGCTCGAACCCGTTCCGCAGGGTGGCCACAACGACGAGCCCTTCGATATCTCCGTTTTCGACCAACTCCTTGAGCTTCTCCAGGAGCTCTCGGCTTTCCTCGCAAACGACCGGCTCGGCGGATCGCCCCGCGTCGTATTCGGCGGACGTTCCGGGGAACGGGATAATCTTGCGGGAGGCGCCTTGGCGGGAATGCGCGGGCGTTTTCTTAGCCATGATCGCGGCCTCCTTGCGCCAGGCGCTTGCTCACGGCGTAGACCTTCAGCTGCAAGCCGCTCAGCGAACGGGGCGGCCGAACCGTCAAGCTTTTGTCGTCGTAGCGGAGCAGCTTGCGGTCGCGGAGGGCCAGGGCGGTTTCCCCGGGATCGTAATCGCCGCAGATTTGTTCGAAGGTGGCCTTGTTGAGGTACCAGTATTTTTCGTCCTCGTTATCGGCGCGGACCGGCACTTCGCGGGCCAGGTGGTCGAACGGGGCGGCGTTGGAATAGCGGGCCGGGCTCGGCAGTGCCGGCGAAGCCGGAACGCGGTCGGCCACGGCGACCAGCTCCGCGACGTAGCCGGGAGTAATGCCCAATTCGACCAGATAGGCCTTGGCGAGGCTCCTGGACATTTTCTGAAGACCCGCCAACACCGCGGCGTTGATGCGTTGGAAGGGCCCGGTTTGGTCGAGGTCGAGCGGCTTCGGCTGTGTCATCAGCGCGTCGTAGGCGCGGATGACCTTGAGGTGGAACGCGGGGCTGATCCACATGGCGTAGGCGTAGACCAGTTCTTTGCAGACGAAGGTGCCAAGTTGTTGTTTTAATTGAATAGGCGGAATTCCGCCTTTTTCAATTTCGTTTACAAGTTCGACCGTTTGCTGGTTTTTCAGCCAGTATTTAGGCCGGTGTCGTTGCTCTCCACCAGCCGCTCGATGCAAATCATTTAGGCAGTACCGGCCTTCGGCATCTTGGCGGATGGAAATATCGGAAATGACCAGCGCGGTGGACGCGCCAGGGGTATGACTGTGCATGGCAGGCTCCTTTCGATTGAGTTTTGGAGCCGTCGCGTTCCGTTGTCACGCGGAATGGGCGACGGACGATGCACGGGGTGACAAACCGGCTCGAAAGGACACCGGCCAGCCCGAAGGCTGCCCGCGCACCATCCGCCATAGACTTGGACCATGGGCGCAAAAAAAGCGCTCACGGTGAATCGGGGCGCTTGCGCACCTTTCGAATGCCACGGGTTGTCACGCCCGGCCCCGGTTTTCGTCGGGGCGTAAGAAGGATAGTCGTAAGGTTAGGAGGGCGTCAACGTGAATGCTTATTCCGCTGCCCGCCTGATGGCTTAAACACCGCTAGAACAGCTTTTCGCACGCCCATTTGTAAGCTTTGGCTTACATAAAAATCAGACTAGGCTTACAAGCTATTACTGGCGCTTTATCGACAATATGTCACGAAAGAGTGACGATTCTGAAGCCCTCTATTGCATAATCAGTGCGCGGCTTTCCGAATATCGCCAAACGCAGGATGTATAGATCGATTTAATCACTTGTTATGCTTAAAAGGTCAGAGAGGGCAAGAATGAAATGGATCGTCATCGAAGGTGACTTTGAGGTACGAAAACAACAAATCACATTTAAAGGAGCTGATACTCCATATATTGACAATCAAGGCCGCCAACAAATTGGCAATAAAGTCGGCCTTATCATGAATAATCAGTATTTCGCAGGAGGAGAAATAACAGCCGCCATTGAATTTTCCAAGATTGGAGAAACAAATGCGTGTGAAATAATTTTCTACTACGACCCTGCGCAGAGATGGTTTGCATCCGCAGGTGTCGGCGGCCCACATCATGGATATTTTATTCGCCATTGGAATGGGCAGTGGGTAGTAGATGCTAGCGCGGGAAGCAAATCCAATTTACTACCAAATAGACGATACGATTTAAAAGTTAGATTTCGGGGCAGTCACGTTGAACTCTCAATTGACGGAGTTGAAGTACTTGCTACAACGCTGCCGTTCTCGCTTCCTCCGAGCCAGACCGGAATTCATTGTATAGATAACCACGATATCAAAATATCAGACTTTGCAGTCTTGACTACACCCGGTAGAGCGTTTGTAGTAATGCAATTTAGCAGTCCATTTAATGAAATTTACGAAGAGGTTATTAAAGGCGTATGTCGAGAATTTGGGATAGAAGCACACCGTGCGGACGAAACGTATGGTCCAGGACTAATTATTGCCGATGTGGTACGCGAAATAGCTGACTCCGAATTCGTTATCGCCGAAATCACCCCTGCAAATCCCAATGTATACTACGAAATTGGTTATGCTCATGCGACCAACAAGCCAACTATTCTTCTAGCTGATTCAAATCTCGAAAAACTGCCATTCGATATTTCTGGATTCCGAGCGCTTTTTTACGAAAACTCCATTGCAGGAAAACGTAGATTTGAAGACGGATTGCGAAAGCATGTGTCAGCGATTTTACAAAAAACGCCAATTCCCACCAGGCGGAATCCTTAATCTATCCAGGACCGTAGGCTGGGTTGTAGCGATAGCGAAAACCCAGCGAATCCACGTGTCAAAGAGCTGGGTTTCGTGCCTCAACCCAGCCCGCGTAGGACGCTTAGCGTCAGCGTATTGCGCCGAATGAAATGCCTACCCATGCGGCGGAATACGCGAGTACGCCATTCCGCCCCACGGCACTTAGAAACATTTGACGAACAACTCAGCCGCCGATATGACAGCCGGTCGGCTGGAGCAAAATATTAGACACAGAACTTAACTCAACAAATCATCAAAAAAATCAGATACCTCGTCATAAACTTCGTCTGGAAGTAATCCTACCGTTACAATACCTAAAAATCCTCCAACTATTGGACCGACATGTTTTTCCCAGCCTCGGATATCAGTGACAGTCCCGCATCGTTTACACTGAAAACAATTTTTCGTGTTTGTCTGCATTAATTCAGTGCTCTTACATTTTGAGCAACGAATTTGTTTACTCATTACGATTTCCTCCTATTTGTTGTTTACTGAGAAGCCCAGACCGGCATACCGTTTGGGCCATAAGTCGCGACTCTAAGTCGTCTACTATATGGATCCCACGCATACCAATAGACTGGTGTTCTCGCCGCAGGAGGCACATTTTGGTGAAGTTGTGCGTCTTGACCATGTTGAGCATTGAAGGTTTGAAGCACCCGTTGCCAAGCTGACCAATGATCTAAGCCGCTGTTTATGAGTTGTGTCAGCATTGGCAAATACTGATTCAAGACACCTACAAGCCTCATAGCTTCTTTAAGGTTACCTGCGGCATTACCGGAAAACCGAATTACTGGTGTCATACTTTCACCTCCATACTGGACGTACTAGGAGATATGGCTACATAGGTCTGCCACAAGTTGGGCAGGCTTGTGTCCCCGTTTGGGATACTTGCATTGGAGCTGGGCCTTGCTTGTACCCACCGAATCGGACTGCCCTGAATTGGAGGAAAGCCAATACTTCCGCTCGAACACTAGGGGCGAGTGCATCGATTGCGTTAATGACGGTGCGTGCCTCGTTACTGAGAGGAAACTCAACTAATTGCATATTAATTAACCTCGTTTCGCTGGTGTGTTACCACATACTTGACAACTGCCAGGTTTGAACGAGTAGGCGGAACTACCGCAAACAGGGCAGTGTGCCGGCCCATCGGGATCAAAATCCTTCAACGCCTCACGGTATGCCCGCTGCTTTTTCTGTTCTGGAACATCTCCGAGTGCACGCCGATCTTCATCCTCCAACTCGAGCGCTTGCTCAATAAATTGGTCGTAATCTTTGCGCTGCGCACTGTTTGCAGCATCAAGCAGTTTCCTTGCTTTGACTGCCAACCAGTTATTTTCCGCCATCAGCTTTGAATGCTTCTCAATGTAGTCTTCCCACCTGAAAGACAACTTGAGAATTGCCAGGACCGACAGAGCGGCCGCGAGAAATTCCCAGATAAACTCAGTTACTTCCTGAGCCCGAGTACCTTTAGCCGTAAATCGAAAAGCGAAGTAGAGAACGGGAACACCTACAGCCAGGAAATCCACAATTAGTGAAGCCTTCCGCCTGCGGCTTAATCTGCCATGGTGTAGATGCTTTGCGGTCAGAGCGTCCATTCGGTATGACCGAAGCTGCTTTTTGGAATCTTCATCGAGCATGCTAGGCATCTCCGTATCGCCTAATGCCTCGCCTCACCCTTGGAATCGCGAAGCGGCAGAAGGGATATCAACTGGAAGCAATAATAACTGGCGCCCACTTCTGCCAGCGTAGCCAATCACGGTATTTGAACTTTGCACCTTAGGTTCCTCTCTCTCATTGCTAATCGACAACCTTGGTGCTCCAAATGCCGCATAACGCAATATTCAGTGCAAATTCTGCCTTCCAAATCTCTGTGTCGAGTTATGCTCGAAAGTTGTGGATGAGGGGCTGAGGTAGGCGGCGTATTCTTGATGGTCTTCGAGGTCATCAATTCCTGTTGAGAGGAGCGAATACGCCATGCATGAAGATAAAGTCATTCCGCTGA